ACCAAGAAGAGTGCAATCATTAAGAAGGAAAAGGAGCAAGTGATGCCTGGTAAAAAAAGAAATCTTAAAAAGATAAAAAAAATAACTTTAGATAAAGCAAAACCCTCTGTTAAAACTGGCAAAGGCATGATGAAGTCAGGAAGAATTAAGGGTAAAATGATGGGTGGTACAATGGTGAAAAAACCAGTCATGGCAGCTAAAGGTAAGATGAATGCTGGTCTTAGAGCTTTTTTAGAGAAGAAAAAGAAAAAGGCAGAAAAGAAAAAATAAATGGCAACTTCAAACTCAAGAGATTTTGATTTAGATGTAGGAGAACTTATCGAAGAGGCATACGAAAGATGTGGCTTAGAGATGAGAACTGGCTATGATGCTAGAACTGCAAGACGTTCTTTAAATCTGATGTTTGCCGATTGGGCAAACAGAGGACTTAATTTGTGGACTGTAACTCAAGAAACAAAATCAGTAACATCTGGCACGGCTACATACACTTTATCTAGTGAGTTTGTGGATTTATTAGAAGTTGTTTTAAGAAACAGTAATAATGTTGATTTTACTCTAACGCAAATGAGCCGTGGTGAGTATTTAAGAATACCTAACAAAGGTAATACTGGACAACCAAGTCAGTATTTTTTTGATAGACAAACCACTCCCACGATCACACTGTGGTCAACACCAGATACATCTTATACTCTTGTGTATTACTATGTAAGAAGAATACAAGATGCAGATGCTTTAGTTAACACAACGGATGCACCTTTTAGATTTTTACCATGTATGGCAGCTGGTTTAGCTTATTACATAGCTATAAAAAAAGCACCAGATAGAATACAAATATTAAAATCAGTATATGAAGAAGAATTTCAAAGAGCTATGTCCGAAGATGCAAATAGCACACCACTTAAATTAACACCAAATATATCATACTTGAGGTACTAATGGCTAGGTACGCAAGTGGCAAGAAGGCTTGGGGTTATTCAGACCGATCTGGATTTCGTTATCGCCTTCGTGACATGATAAAAGAGTGGAATGGTCTAAAAGTAGGAATGGATGAGTATGAGTCTAAACACCCACAACTAGAACCAAATTACCCTGGCCCAGATCCAACAGCTTTATATGAGCCAAGACCAGACTCAAGATCAGAAGTAGCTGTAGAAAATTTATTAACATTAAATCCATTCTTATCTAGTTCTTCTGGAAGTGCTGTTATAACAGTTATTGAAAGAAGTCATGGTAGATCATCAAGCGATACAGTTCGTTTTAGAGACGCAATTGGGTTTGATGGTTTTACTGCAACTGTTTTGAATAATTCTTCTGGATATGCTATAACTAAAGTTAACGATGATACATATACTTTTACAGCAAGTAGTGGAACTGCTACAACAGGAAATACAAGAGGTGGAGGTGGATCAGTTACGGCTGGACCTGCAACATTGGGGACATAAATGAGTTTTACAAAAGCAACATTAACGACAGCAATACAAGATTACACAGATAACAGTGAAACCACATTTGTAAATAATATCCCTAATTTTGTAAAAGCAGCAGAAGAGAAAATATTAAAAAGTGTGGACTTTGATTATTTTAGAAAAAATGCAACAAGCACATTAACGTCTTCTGATCAATTTTTAACAGTGCCTAATGATTATTTGGCATCGTTTTCTTTACAAATCACAACCGCTGGATCTGAAAGTTTTCTTTTACAAAAAGATGTGAATTTTTTAAGAGAGTATACACCAGCAGCTTCAACAACTGGACTACCTAAATATTACGCTAGATTTGATGAAAACAATTTTATATTAGCACCCACACCAAATAGTGCATATACAATCGAATTACATTATTTTTACAGACCTGCTAGTTTGACCGCAGGTGCAGATGGTGGTACAACTTGGTTAAGCACAAATGCTCCTTTCGCTTTACTCTATGGTACTCTTGTAGAGGCATATAGTTTTATGAAAGGTGAGCCAGATGTGCTACAAAATTATAATGGATTATATTCACAGTATCTTGAGAGATTGAAAGATTTAGGTGAAGCAAGAGAAAACACAGATGGTTATAGAGTTGGTCTACCATCAAGACCGAGAACATAGGAGTAAAAGATGGCAACAGCAAACGCAGCAACCAATTATCTAGAAAGAAGATTATTACATTTTTTATTTAAAAATAACTCTCTTTCTTTTAGTTCACCTGGAGACAGTATTTATGTAGGTCTTGCAACAGCCGTAAGTACAGCAGAAACTGGATCAGTTACAGAAGCAACATTTACAAACTATGCAAGACAACAAGTTACTGCATCAAACTGGACTTTAGTGGGGTCAGACTCAACCGATCAACAAACTGCAACAAATGCAGCAAACATTGAGTTTCCAGCTTCTGGTGGGACAAACAATACAATTACACATATTATAATTGCAGATGCAGCAAGTAGTGGAAATATATTATTTGTAGGAGCATTAGATGTGCAAAAGGTAATTGAATCTGGTGATATATTTAGAATTAACGCAGGAAACCTCACAATAGAGTTGAAGTAATGGCATTAGTAATATCAGATAGAATTAAGGAAACTACAAATACAGTAGGTACACAGACTTATCAATTAGAGGGTGCGGTTACTGGTTTTGAGACTTTTGCTTCTAATCTAGCTGATGGTGATACAACTTATTATGCAGTTACAGATAACACTAACTTTGAAGTTGGTTTAGGTACAATTAATGAAGGCACTTCTCAAACTATAAACTACACAGTTACAGTAGCTAATGTAGGTGGGATAAATGTCTTTGTCTTAAATGGTGTAAACAATCCAGTTATTACATTTGTAAAAGGTTTTACTTATGTATTTGATGTTAGCGATAATACAAATGGATCACATCCATTAAGATTTAGAACATCTGCTGATGCTTCTTATACAGATGGCGTTTCAGTTAGTGGTACACAAGGACAAGCAGGTGCTACAGTAACAATCGTTGTAGCAAGTGATGCACCATCTACATTAAAATATTATTGCACTATTCATGGTAATGCTATGGGTAATACAATTAATGTTATCTCTGCCGTAGCCACATTAGCAAGAACAAACATCTTAGCGAGTTCAAATAGTAATAATGCAGTTAGTTTTGGAACTGGAGCTAAGACTATATTTTGTACATTGCCTGCTGGTAAAGCAGTAATAAAAGATGCAAGTAATAACATTAATGGTACATTTGTAGGAAATATAACTGGTAATGTTACAGGTAACGCTTCTGGTACAGCTGCAACAGTGACAGGTGCTGCTCAAACAAACATTACATCTCTAGGTACATTAACTGGATTAACAATAGATGGTGATGCAACATTTACTGGTGCTAATGGAAACATTGTATTTGATAAATCAGATGACGCACTTGAGTTTGCAGATAATGTGAAAGCAAAGTTTGGCACTGGTGGTGATTTAGAAATATACCATGATGGAAGTAATTCTATAATTCAAGATACTGGAACTGGTAATTTAAAATTAGAAGGTGCTACTTATACTATACTTGGTCATACTAATGGAGAGGAAGCAGTTGTTGCTATACAAAATCAAGGTGTAAATATTCGCTATAATAATGAGGTAAGACTTGAAACTACTGCTACTGGTGCAACATTAACTGGTGATTTATTGATTTCAAATTCAGATGCAGACGCAGTTGCAGATCCTACTATAACTCTTTATAGAAACTCATCTTCTCCAGCTTTTGATGACGAAATGGGAGAAATAATTTTTCAAGGTAGAAACAATAATTCTGAAAATATAAATTATGGTAGAATTGTAGGAAAAATAGCTCAAACAACCGATGGCACAGAAAAGGGAAATATAGAATTTAAAATAATGGAAAGTGGTACAGAAGCTACTTTTGTACAAATGGCATTTGATAATATTTTTGTTAATAAACAATTAACAATGTTTAATAACATATTTTTAGATGGTAATTATTCTATTAAATGGGATGGTGCTACAAATAATTCTAATACTACATCTTTAGTTGTAACAGATCCAACAGCGGTAAACACAATCACATTACCAGATGCAACTGGAACAGTATTAACAACAGGCAACTCAGATACACCAACAACCACAACATCAAGTAGTGATGCAGACTTTGTTTTAGTAGATGATGGTGGTACTATGAAAAAGATTACACCATCTAATTTAGGAATAACTGCTGGTGCAGCTTCACTGGATGATGCAACAGCATTAGCAATAGCGTTAGGATAAGATATGGCAAATACATTTAAAGTAATAACTCATACAGCAATGGGAAACAACGCAGGATCGCCAGAAACCTTATATACAGTTCCTAGCTCAACAACAACAGTAGTTATAGGTTTAACTTTATGTAACATTACAACTTCAAGTGTTTTAATTGATGTGCATTTAGAGAGTGATACAACAAATACTGGTCAAGCACAAAATGCAAATATACATCTAGCTAAAGATGTTCCTATAGCAGTTGGTTCTAGTTTGGAATTATTAACTGGTGGTAAATATGTTTTACAAGCCACAGATATTTTAAAAATAGATTCCAATGTGAATGGTGCAGTGGATGTGTCTTTAAATATAATGGAGATTACATAATGCCATTAAGTACAATAGCCGCAAATCAAATTAAACAAGGGACTATTGTTGATGCTAATATTAACTCTAGTGCTAATATAGCAACTACAAAACTGGGAACTGGAGCAATACTTCAGACTGTTGTATCTTCTTCTGAAGCGAACCAAGTAATGACATCATCTTCTTATGCA